CCTGTCTATTGTTTTTGACTGATAGATTTGAAGTCTTTTACAATACGTCAGATGAAGCTTTAGCTAAAGCCGGCAAAGCGGCTGATTCTATAGAAAAGGAAGGTAAGGAGGCTGAAAAGGCGGGAAACATATATCTGAATGCTATGCTTAAATTGAGAGAGGAAGAAAATAAAATATTAGGCAATTCCGATATTCAACTATACTCTAACGAGAAGAAACTTAAACGACAGCAGGAGCAAATAGAACGAGAGGCCAAGCGTAGGGAGAAATTAGAGATGGAGGCCGAACGGAATATTCAGGAGGCCCGTCTTAATGTGATGGATGAGGGATATAAGAAAGACCGTCTTCTCTTGGAGCAATCTTTCCAAAAGCGTATCGACGACGTAAAGACGAAAGGCGTAAGGGTTAATGAGCAAATCGAGGCTATTGAGGCTGAGAGAAGCAAGAAATTGGCGGAATTCGACCGTAAGATCTCGGAGCAAAGGGCTAATGAGGAGGCTCAAAATCGTCTTGCGATTGCAGAAAAGGGAAGTTTGCAAGAGCTTGACGCTCGCTTGGATATATTGCAACTACAAAAGGATAAAGAATTAAGAGAGGCGGACAAAACAGGCCAAGACAAGCTCTTGATCGAAGAGAAGTACGCCAAGATGATACAAGACGTATGGGATGAGTGGGGGAAAGGCGAATTAAAGAGACAACAGGAGTTGGACGATGAAATGTTATCCCAGCGTCAGTTAGATATTAAGCGTCAAATGACGGAGCTAACGAAAAGCTATGGCGGGAATCTTAAAGACCGGGAAAAATACAATAAGGAAATGTTGAGGCTACAGGAGGATTTCGCCTTGGAGTCCCTACAAATCCAGATTGATACCCTTCGTAATAATCTCGATTTGCTTCCTTACGATGAGAGGATCAAAGCGGAAAAAGAATTGACCAAGCTGTTAGGTCAACAAGAGGATATAAGATTGAGACAAGAGCAAGAAACGGCAAAATTACGGGCTAAAGCGGAAGAAGAGGTATATTCCCTTAAAATCAATTTGGCGCAAGAAGCGGTTAAGGCTTTAATATCTATAGGGAACTCTTTGTTTGAGCGTCAAATACAAAACATAGAGGCTGAGATTGAGGCCAACCAAGAGGAGTATGACGCTAAGGTTAAGACTATAGACGCTCTTGCCGAGAAAGATATCATTACAAAGGAAGAGGCCGAGGCCCGCAAGCGCGCGGCGGAGGAGGAGACCAGCCGCAAGAACAAGGAATTGGAGAAGAAAAAAGCTGAGTTGCAGACTAGACAAGCGAAGTTCCAGAAATCGACCGATATCATACAAACAATATCCGCTACAGCTTTGGCTATCATGACAGCCTATAAACAATTGGGTGCTTTTGCCGCACCCGCAGCGGCTTTAATTGCGGCTACCGGAGCCGTGCAACTAGCCACGATCATAGCCCAGCCCATCCCCAAATACGCCCATGGTACCGACAATCACCCCGGCGGTCTGGCGATCGTTGGCGATGGAGGCCGTAGCGAGGCGGTATTGGTAGGAGATAAAGCGTACATTACCCCGGATAAGCCCACCCTGCTATCATTGCCGGCGGGAGCAGAGGTCGTTCCGGATCTCAATGATCCTGCTTTCCTTAGCCGCTTCGTGGATAACACGTATTGGCTTACCCATAACAAGAAAGGCGAGCCGGTTCAGATCGTCAATAATTTCGACGCTGAAGGGATAATAAGGGCTAATAATGAGATAAAAAAAGAGATAGGCAAGCTATCTAAAACCATATCCAAGGGTAGCAAGAGCATCGATTTCGAGAATTACAAGAGATCGAGGATGAATTGAGCGTAAAACTTGCTTTTCTTATTCTTTCTAGTTATATTTGCTGGACATACAAGAAGACAGTAGAGCCTAAGAGCCATACCCGATAGAGTCACGTCTATGGGGGGTGGCTCTTTTTGTTTTTACTGGTCAGCCTACCACGACAGGCTAGGAAGATATTGGGCGACAGCGGTCGCTAACAGCCTCCTTGATACGATGTGTTGTGGCTCGTGTCGGGGAGGCTTTTTCATTAAGAAGTGCCGAAGTAATCAAAATAACAAAGTCGTTTTGATCTTATGGCTAAAATTGCGGGAGAAAATATTTTGAACAATTAAAATTTTAAGATATGGAAGCAATTAAAATTTTTGAGAACGATCGTTTCGGTGAAGTGAGAGTAGCCGGGACAAGTGAGAATCCTTTATTCTGCCTTGTGGACGTTTGCCGGGTTTTGGAAATAAAAAATCCAAGAGACTGCAAATCAAGATTAAAACCAGAGGGGGTAGTTTTGACCGACGGGGTCTCAAAGACTACTAATCAATATGGTATCACAACAGAGCAAGAAGTTACGTTAACTTTTATCAATGAGCAGAACCTTTACAAAGTAATCATGCGATCCGACAAACCGCAAGCCGAACCATTCCAAGACTGGGTATGCGGAGAGGTTCTCCCTTCCATCCGTAAACATGGAGCGTAAATCAAGCAATATAGAATATTTTTAATAGCTAAAAACTTAATAATATGGATAGTTTAGTATTTAAAGGCAATAATGGGCAAGTTGTTACTAATAGCTTGCTAGTGGCGGAGAAGTTTGGGAAAAGACATGCGGATGTAATTCGCTCAATCGAAAATTTACTAAAATCCTCTGATGAAGAACTGAACGCAAAAATGCGTTTAGCTTTTGTATCAAACACTTATGAGGATTCTACCGGGAAAAGCAATCCTGTATACATTATGAATAGAAAAGGATTCTCTATCCTTGTTATGGGATATAACGGGATTAAGGCTCTAAGGTTTAAGAATGATTTTTATGACGCTTTCGAAGAAATGGAGAAAGCGTTGAAAGAGCAAAGCAAACCTCTTTCATCCGCACAGATGTTTGCCATGCAAGCTAACATCAACTTGGAATATGAGAACAGGATATCCAATGTGGAAAAACGAATAGAAGCGATAGAACAAGAACGAGAAGAAAATGGAAAACTCCTTTTGGCTATTCCTGTTTCAACGGAAAAGATTCCGGAAATGAGTTTAAGAGATAAGATCAGACAGATGGTTAATAGATACTCTTCCGCCCAGAATGTGAAACAACAAGATGTTTGGCGCAAGATATACGATCAATTGTACTATCTATATCATATATCTATTCGTAGCTATAAGAAGAAAAATGGAGAGTCTAATTTGGATATAGCGGAGAAGCATCGTTTTATTGAGTATATCTACAATATTATCTCCAATATGATCAGAGAGAAAGGGGTTGCTTGATTATTATGGTTGCTCAAACAAAATATAGACATGATTTGGTTTAGTTTTCATAATCCTCCCTCATGTCGTGAGACAGCAAGGGGAACGACAAAGGGCGTGATTACTCACGCCCTTATCAAGATCTATCAAGTAATGTATTAATCAAATGAAGTTAACTTGTGATAGATCTTTTGCGAATGCCTGTACCGATCTTTGAATTTTTTCTACAGTATTATGAGACGGAGTCCTGTGGCCTGTCATATAATGACTCAATTGCCCTTTGTTAATCCCTGTTATACGGGATAATCCAGCCAAAGAGAACGCCTTAGAGAAATATGACAAGAATGAGGCCATGTCATAGACGAAATCGAAATCGACTTCTTCAAATGCTTTTCCCTCTTTCTCATAATATTTTTTTGTATCCTCGTATCCTCCACGGAAGACCTTGATAGCTTCTTCCGCGGTTTGTCCGGTGCCTGTCACCATATAATCCATATCGTCTGCGTCCATATAGACGCTATAAGTACCATCATTAGCCCTCTCGATGATAGCTTTTACCTTCCTTCCTACACTCATCACAGAAGTTTTTTTTATTGTTTATGAATAATATAAGAGATGGCGGGTTAAATACCCGCCGCCTTCCTGATCGCTTTTAATGTGCCGGTCGCAACCTCTTGCTTCTCGTGGTTGCTCATCTGGAATGTTTTCCCTGTCTTCGGGGAGTACCACAAGGGATGCCCCGCTTGCTGTTCGCCGGTATCGTAACACCCGGCTTTCTTTACCAATCTTTCCAGTTCATTGTACTTCATTTGTTTATTTGATTAATACGATGCAAAGATACTTGTTTGAGTATCATTCGCAAAATATTTACGACGAAATGATATTCAAATTAGTATCATTTAACAATGGTAGCTCATAAAAATCCCCTCCAGAGCCTTTTGGGTGGAGGGGATTTGAGGGTGGGGCTATTTAGTATATTTATTTATTTCTTCTAAAATCAAATTATAAGCTTTTTGAATCTTTTTAGCGGCTTTCTCTTTTACTTCGAAATCAACATAACCATCTGTAAAATAAACTCTAATATCTGTCACAAGTTTATCTTTAAAGAAGTAAGAGTCACCCGCATATGTAGGTTCTATGGATGAAATAGTCATACCTGAAACAATATTAGTCCTTGACACATAGGAATCTATTGATAATAATTCATAAACTTCTCCATCAGAAGTTTTTATCATTATCTTATCATCGCTGCCTATAACATTCCCTTGGTTGTACAACGACATAGATAATAATATATCGCCACTATTTCTGCATTTGAAAAAAACACCAGCTCCATCCGTAAGCCTTTGTTTTATTGGCACTATGGAGGTCTCTATATTTGCTTTACCAGAAAATGTATCAATTTCGCTTTTTTTAATTTTTTGGCCAAAACATTGTATAGAAAAAAAGGCTGCAAGTAATATATACAAGTACTTCATAAATAATTTATTTAAATAGTTCAGATTTCTTTTCATCGGACACAAGTTTCTCTTTTATTTTTTCTATATCGAGAACCGAAATAAAGTCCTCTATCTCTTCTGGTGAAGCAAACACCCAATAAATGGTTTCGTCTATATATCTATTAGATGAAGAAGTTGCTTTTTTTAGAAATGTAATAATATGTCTTCCGTCATCTAATACGAGAAATCTAGGCTGTAGCCTGTGTCCAAAAGAGAAAAACCATTTAGATCCATACCAGCATATAGTAGATGATGGCAATTTAAAATCCATATCTTTAGACATGTCTGTAACATTATTATCTTTAGCTATTTGAGACCATTCATTAAATTTATCCTTTATGGCCAATAATGTTCCTTTTAAGTCTTCTATATCAGAGCTACTAAATTCTAACATTGCTTTTGTATTGTCATTTTTGGCTGGGACTTGAATATAGATAGAGAATTTTTCTTTTTTTATTTCACTGGCTTCTATATCAAATTTTTTATTCCAATAAGAAGAATAATATTCTCCTACCAATTTTTCTGCAAATACCGACATAGATAGCATTAAAAGAAAGTTAAGTAAAATAAATTTATTCATGACTTGATTTAGTTTAATTAATGATGGGACAAAGATAGATAATAGTGTTAACAAAAGCAAATAGTATAGGAGAAAATTACATGTTCGATAACATATTTCTTAATTTAAGTAGTACTTACCTTGCCAACGCAGTATATCTCCTATGCGACTTGCAGTATATATTAGATGATAAAGTAAGTAGTATTGTCATTCCACCTTTATCTTCAATGGATGCCCGCAGTTAGGACATTTATACCCTCCATCGGTCTCTTTTTGTACTTCAGAGGGGGAAACAAACAATTGCCAAAAAGGGACGTTTAAGGCTATGGCGATCGCATTCAGTGTATTTGCTGATGCTTCCTGTTTCCCATTGATGATATTATACAAACTTACACTTGACAAACCTATAACAGATGATAATTCTTTAGCTGTCAATCCTTTTTCTGAAAGAATATCTTTTATTCTATTTTCCATAAGCCAATACTTTATATGATTACACCGCAAATATAATGTGATTCTTTTTATTTGTAGCTATTGTATAAAGAATAACATTATTAAATAGTGTTAATCATAATGTAATTCTTTATTTTATTATTGTTGCATATAAAGTATTGTATTATATTTGCATCATCAAAATAAAACAACAGTACAATGGCAACACAGAAATACAACAAGAGTGAGATCATGAAAGACGCATGGAGATTATTCAGACTTTACCGAAAATTCTCTTGGTCTTTTGGCAAGTGCCTTTCTATAGCATGGGATAATGCCAAGATAGAGATAAAAAATAATGAGGCCAAAGCCAAGAGATTGGCAGAGGAAGAAGCTAGACGCATCGAGTATCGCAAGCATGTTGTCTTATCTCATGTCGGTATGGCTAGCCTTTACGGTAACAGGGTTTATTCGGGAGATTGATAACTATACATTAATAATATAAGAAATATGGAAACGATAGAGGTATTGAAGAACGTGCAAAGGATTGCGTTGGAGTGTATGATCGGAAGGAAACCGGTACATATAAATGTAGGCGTTATGCCGGAGACGGGCGGTTTATGCGTCACCGTACAGGACAGATCTCACGAGGTAGTCTACATGGAGATATTCAATGACTGGATGCCGGATCACAAGGAATGGAATAAAAAGACCTACGATAGATTCATGAGCGTGATAAGCGACATGACTTGCGTAAGGCTTGCGGGATAACTCGAACGACGGGGAGAGGATCGGAAGTAGATGCCCCTCCGGTAATACGGCCGGAGGGTTTGATGGAATTTTCAATAACAAATATATTAAGATTATGAAAGAATTAGTATTTAAAGGCGATAATAATCGCATTTTCACGAACAGCTTATTGGTCGCTGAGAAGTTTGGCAAATTACATAAAGATGTAATGAGAGCGATAAAAGCATTATTGACATCGGCGCAAAATTGCGCCAGTCTCTTCATAGAGTCTGAATATCCAGACAATTATGGACGTATGCAGCCAATGTATATTATGAATCGTGATGGATTTACATTATTGGTTATGGGCTTTACTGGTGATAAGGCCCTTCAATTCAAGTTAGATTATATTGAGGCTTTCAACCGTATGGAAGAGCAGATCAAGACTGGAGATTTCCAGATTCCACAATCTTTCTCGGAGGCGTTGATGTTGGCGGCCAAGCAGCAAGAGCAGATAGAACAGGCAAATAGAACTATCAGCAAGCTCCAGCCCAAGGCCGATTTTGCGGACAAGGCTTTCGAGACCTCGGACAAGGTTGATATCGGTATGGCTGCGAAGATATTGAAATTAGGGTTCGGAAGAAATATCCTCTTCAAGAAGCTTAAAGAAATGGGCGTGTTCTTCTCCAACCGGAACGAGCCGAAACAGAAGTACATCAACGCCGGGTATTTCGAGATGACCGAGAAGTTTATTGAGAGGGAGAATCATCCGGGCTTTGTCGTGACGAAGGTACTCGTAATCCAGAAGGGGCTGGCTTACATAAACCATCTTCTGGGAGGTGATCCCGGTGACGGTAAGATTACTAGGATTGTTTGAAAGATCCCCTTCCTTGACTATGCCAAGTATAAAATGTGACCTAAATAATTAGATGTACGGATTAAGTACGTATACCCAAGACTTTAACCTATTGTGACTTGAAAATAATTGTGAAATATTAAAAGATTGATTGAATATGAAAGAGAACGAGATTAAAAGCATCGTCGTGAAAGCCGACGGTAACGAGATCAAGGTTGATCATGCGCATGAGTTGGTAATAGGGAACTTGACCATAACCCCGGAAATGATGAGAGAGATAAAGAGCATGTCCACTTGCCTGTTCTCTAAGGATATGGACGATATGATAGATACGCTTATCAATTTGAGTTGCGAGGGTAATTACGAGGACGGGTATATCATGGACAAGATGAGGGCCGTGTCATGCGTGAGGGATTTCTTGCGGGTGATCGAGAAATATAAGACGATCAAGTAGTTGATATTATCTTAATAGTCATTATCTTTGTGACAGAGCCAAAGAGCCGTACCGGAGACGTGTTTGCCCCCGGGCGGCTCTTATTATTTATACGCGTATGATAAAAGCTGTATTATTGATAGGAGGGAAGAGGTACGACGTGACGGATCACCTCAAGAACTGGGAGGACGTGGAGATATCGGCTAAGAGGAAGGATCTTGGAGGTGTCGTTCGATCCTTCTCCAACAAGTTCGAGTTCGTGAAGGGGGCATACGACCTTCTTGAGGCCGAGTACCTATCCAATTATACGAAAGCCTCGGCCATATTGGTGATAGGCGTGTTGAACGATAGCTGGGGGTATAACGAGAAGTTTCGTTGCAAGCTCGATTTCTCCACGTACCAGAGCGACGGGTATACGATATCCATAAACGCCATTGACGATAGCGTAGCGTCCATCATCAACGCAAACAAGTCGCAGGTATACGATATCCCGGTGTCGGAGCTAAAGGAGGATACATTGTATTATGACAGGATCTATCTTAACAACAATACGAAATGGTCCATAAATCCAAATGTGGATCAAACGCAAGATGACGTATATGAGGTTATCATAAATACAAAAGACATATACACGCTATTGCCAATAACCTATATAGATACAAATTTTGCCGTAAAGAACATAATAGATGTGTCGGATCAAATATTGAGTATCCATGAGGCTACAGGCGACAATTATATGATAAAAGGAATTACGCCACATCCTATAAAAATAAGAATTTCCTTCAGCATCAAAGCCGGTAAGACAAGCGAGGAGATCGTATTGGCTTTGTTTTTTGTTATACTAAACAAGGGAGGGGATATTTTACGGGAAGAAAGGACCGACATACCATTATCGGATACATATATAAATATAGATAAGACATTTGACATATCATTAAATCCGGATGATAGATTTGCCGTTTATTTCAACTCGGCGGGAGGTCATAGCACTGATATTCATTTGACAATTAAGGATGTAAAAGACATATCCGTATCTTATATAGGTCGAAATAAGCCGGTGGAAATAGACACTTTCTCTCCTAAAAAACTATTATCCTCGTTATTGTCAAGGATGGGCGTGTCATTGTCCGGCGATATCGTCTCCGGTTCCATGCCCATACCTTGGATGATGGCCGCTGAGAGCGTGAGAGGAATAAAGGATGCGAAGGTCCATACGTCCTTCTCCAAGTTCTGTGATTTCGCCAAGGCGTTGCTTGGGTATGATTACGAGATACTGGATAATAGCGTGCGTTTCCGGCATATGAATGATTTCTTCGTCAATGAGACGAAAGAATTGGATCACGTGAGCAATATGGAGCTATCCGTGGATGAGTCGTTGATATACTCTGGGGTTGAAATTGGATTCGACAAGCAGGACTATGATGAGATAAACGGGCGTGACGAGTTTCACTTCAAGAGCAGTTTCAGCACGGGATTGGACATAAAGGACAACATACTGCCATTGGTAAGCCCGTATAGGGCAGATTGCTACGGATTGGAGTTCCTCGCTAACGAGCGTGACGAGGAATCGAAGGATACGGATTCTGACAATGACATATTTATTGTCCACGCTAGGAAAGATGGGGATAGGTTAGTTCTGGTAAGAGAAGAGAATGGGGGAGCTATATATGCCGTGACGGGAGTATTGTTCCCCGACACTATCTTTAACGCCTCCTACTCGCCGAGAAATATGCTTCTCGTCAATAAAGAAAGGCTCGGGATATGCACGGATTACCTGTCTTTCACGGCCTCGGACGGAAACTCCTCGATATCGATAGGAGGCGTATCGGAGACCCTTCCTATATCCCTGCCGGTTAACGACCGGAGGATTAGGATCGATAAGGTGTCCTTGGAGACCCCGGGGTTATCCCCGTTCCCGGGTAATTACAGGGGCAAATTGTCGTTCTCGTACGCAGGGAGATCGTACGAGGGATGGGTTAGCGAGATAACGGAGAAGATAGGGAAATACCAAACGGCATCCTATTCGCTGATATTGTCTAAAATTACATGAATTTGTTTTGACAATTGATCCTTATCCCCTATATTTGTAGGACATAACAAAAAAAGAAATTAGAGCCTAAGAGCCATACCCGGCGGGAGTCGTATCCTGCGGGGTATGGCTCTTTTGGCGTTTATAGGCGTATGATAAACGTGAGCAAGATATCACCGTTGCTTTTTGACGTGGGCTATAACGGCATCGAGATGGAGCGTGAGTATATACAACGCTTCTCTAATGTCGATAATGTAACTGTGCAATGCGTAGTATCCCCTTCCACCACTTTGTCAATGAAGCTGCAAGACCTCTGTTCTGGTGTGATATCTACGTTATCGCCGGTGTCGCATAATATCAATGACTCTAACAAATTGCTTGAGTTTATCATCCCGCCCGGCAATAGTGTGTATCGTGCGACAATTACCGGAAGCGGCGATCATTCAAGCAGCGTGCCATTCCGTTTCTGCGGCCAAGACGAGCTATCGGATATGGTTAAGATGTCATATACAAACCGAGATAATATAACATCGTTCGGGGCCGTGTTCAAGGTCGGTAGTTCCCAAAGGGTGTTCAGCCTGTGGATAGAGGGGGGATTCAAGTCGGACGGGCATTCATTAAACGTTAGCAACGAGCAATTTAGGACACAGGGACAAGAGATCATAGAGCTTTACGCCGTACCGTATCAGGTGGACACGATCACGATAGGGGATAACGAGGGTGTACCTTTCGAGATGGCCCGCTTGATCAATAACATATTTTGCCTTTCGGACGTGAGAATAAACGGCGTTAGGTATGTCCGTAGTGAGTCTAGCGTGCCCGAGAGACAGGTGATAGCTGAGAGATATCCGCTGTTTAATTACACGATGAATATAGAGAATGCCGAGAACGTATCTTATAATGGGTTCACAGAGCAGGATGATGGGTCATGGGTGACAGGAACGATAAGTGTTAATGTCGATAACGCCAAGGATGGTCAGGTCTTGGTGTATGATGATTCTGTTGGAGCGTTTGTTAATCAATCAAATTTGGATTCGTTATGAGCAAGAAGAAATTAACCAAGCATATATGGTACGGGTCTGATACCGTAAACGAGAACGGCGAGTTGCAGGCGGCTCCTCCCCCAAAAGCCGTGGATGACGGAACGGAGGAATGGCATCTGTCAGGCATAACCAGAGGCGAGCTTTACCTTAACGATTATGAGGAAGATCCCTCCTTGTTTGTCTTATGCAGGGATGGTAAAATCAGAAAGATAAGCGGAGGGGGAAACGGGAATAAAGCCCCTTTATATTGGAAACTTGTTGACAAGGACAGCGACGGCAATCCCCTTCCTGAGGACAAGTGGTACATCCTCACGGATTACCACGCCAAATCGGTAGGGGACGTTGTCGCTTACGCTACAGGTTCCGGCGACATCATCCTTCCCATAGCCGGCAACGGGGTATTGGGGGCGATAAAGCTCCCGTCCGATGGTGATAGCGCGCTTGTCATAGACAGAGACGGCACCTTGCGTATCAATGAGGGTATGATTGGTGGCAAGGGTAAGATCTATTACGCTGGAGCGGGCTTGCAATTATTGAACCAACCTAACACGGAGGACACGCAGAACCAGTTCGCCGTGAAGTTCGGCAACGCTAAAGGCACTGTACTGGAAGGAGACAAGCTATACGCCGCTACGTGGTGGGGGCAGAAACTTAACTCCAACGGGATAGCTACAGGAGCGATGACAGGCGTGCCGAGCATCAACGGCCTCATACACCTTAACAGCGACAAGACATTTGACGTGGCCAAGGATAAATCGGCGCAATGGGTCCGTTTCTCGGGCGGGAACTCGATTAACGGAATGACCGGGACGAACGCTGTGCTGTCCAACCTGTATCTCAATTATAAGGACGTTAGCCATTATGTCAAGGTGGACGCCAATGATAACGTCTTGGCGACCGGTGATGTGGTTGCCTACGCTACAGGGAATTATGATATTGTAAGCCCTATAGCCGGTACCGGAGTGTTAGGCATGGTCAAGGTCGGGAACGGCCTTAATATAGCTACGGATGGAACGTTGAGCGTGGCGGGTGATATCGGTGGTAGCGTGTCCGGCATAACGAAAACAGGAAGTGGAAACGCCCTTACGGATGTCGAGTTGACGAACGATAATAAGATTATAGCCTTTACCAAGGGACTCACGTTCTGGCATAAGGATAATGATGGCTCCGGCTCTGGATTGGACGCTGATATGGTAGATGGGTATCACGCTGGGTTTGCAAATAATCAAGTGGCTCTGTACTTTAATTTCCCATCATGGGGCACTTTGATTTCCCAAGGATTGCTAAGAAGTGATTATGAAAGCGTTGGGCATCCCACTGAGGATTATTTGAAAGCTATATGTAAATGGGCTATTAAGAGTTACGCCAATCGTGGGAAGATAACGCTGCAAGGAATAGCAACTCCTAATTCCAATGGATGGTTTGTGCTATCATTATATAGTAGCGATGGGTATGATGCGACAACACTATTACCTAGATATTGTAGTGGGCAGTTCAATAGTCTTAGTGGAAATTTGCAATTGTTCGGCACGGAGAATCATAAGTGGAGATATTCAGGGGCATTTGTCGGAAACGCCTCAAGCGCCACGAAGCTAATGACGGCCAGAACCATTTGGGGACAAAACTTCAACGGCACCGCTAATGTTAGAGGTAGCATATATGATGTGGACGATATCTATATAAACCGTGATCGTAAGATTATTATGAAAGACACCAATAGCGACGACGTAAATGTTCTTCATTTAAGCAATACTAATAATTTACATATAGGCTATGATCTTGCAACTAAAGGATATAATACTTATATAAATAGCAATGAAATCTATTTTAGAACTTCATCTAGCCTTACAGAAAGAATGAGTATTATATCTAATGGAAACGTTGGTATTGGTACTACAAACCCCGGATTTAAATTAGAAATAAGAGGTGCATCGCCATTGTTAGGATTTAAAGCCGATGGTACGTCAAATGTATCATATACATACATAGAAGGATACCACACTAATAATGACACAACATTTAGAATAGTAGAATCAACTTCAACTGATCTATGGTTGCAATACGGTAAAAATGGCGTAGCATCATATAATTTTCATCTAAGCGGGTACTTAAATACGCGTTTGAAGGAATTTAATGTTAATTCAATTGATTCAATATTTAGTGGAAACGTGAAAGCGGGAGGTGATGTAGTCGCTTATGCCACTGGTTCCGGTGACATAATCCTTCCCATAGCTAGTACAAACTCACTTGGTGCCGTGAAGATCGGGTCTGGCATATCTATATCAGCTGACGGAACTATATCAGTATCTGGAACCGGTACTATCGGTGGTATATCAGTTACAGGAAGTGGTAACGTACTTACAAACGCCACGCTTAGCTCTGACAAGAAGATAATAACGTTTACCAAGGATTTAACGGCGTTGACCACTGCTAATTATGCTGCTACACTAGACAGTAAGTACGTGAAGAAAGCAGGGGATACGATGACCGGGGCGTTAACTATAGCTTCTAATACAATAAACAGTCAATTGACACTTAAATCAACTGTTAGTGATGCAAAAAGCAAGGCCGCAGGTATAAAATTCACCGCTGCGCAAGACGCAACGCAAAACGTGATATTAAGACACGAGTGTTATGATACGTTTTTAGCTGGATATGGGATCGCTATAAGCAAGGAAGGCATTTTAGAGGGTAGCGACCCTAATATGTTTCTGTACAACACAGGCCGTTATATCTCCAAGGTAGCCACTGGAACTAAACCTATTGATGTGGTTTCTACCACGTTATGCAATAACCTTAACGCTGATATGGTAGATGGGTACCATAGGAGTAATTTATATAATACAACGATTGATTGGTATCATACTAGTACTGCTAGGTCTAGGGAAATAACAGTAACAAATGATTATAACACATTCTATCCTGTAGTTTTAGAAGTTGCAGTTAATACCAATGGAGTCCCATATACAGTAGGTATAGGTAAATCGTTAGGTTCAACATCAAATCCTAATTGGGATGGTAACCATAGTAGTAAAACTAGTAGCATAAATTATATAGGTATTGGTAGAATAGGGTCTTGGGATGGCAATGCGAACTTTTTTACTACATTATGCAATCTACAACCATATGCCAGTTTATTGAAAAAAGTAGAAGTTCGGGGGAATGAAAAATCCATTATCGTGTTTTGGCTAAGAGGGGGAACCGCTACTTATAGAATGTATTGCAGTGCTGGAATAAACAGTATAAATATTTACTATGCTAGAACTAATGTTGGAAGTACAAGTGCCGGTTATGAATATTATGTAGAGCCAATAGCCTTGTCAAAATCCGATAATGATGGGAATTATGCTAAAGATTCCCATATAACAGCATCTATTTTTGAAGGATCATTAATCGGAAATGCTGATACCGCCACGAAGCTTAAGACTGCTCGAACAATTTGGGGACAGTCTTTCAACGGTACTCAAAACGTTAGAGGTAATATGAGTGACGTGGATCATATTTATATGAACAATAATAATAACTTTTTCATAAAAGACACCAATGGCAACGATATAAATGTTCTTGTTTTTAATGCCAACAATAGCCTACATATAGGTTATGGGGCGGCGACTAATAATTACTTATCATGCTTAGAAGGAAACATGATTTTATTTAGGACTACTGCTTCTCATACCGAGAGAATGCGAATATCAGCCGACGGCAATGTCGGAATCGGGACATCATCCCCAGTAGATAGACTGGAAGTTGCAGGGGCTATTACGGCTAATGATATATATCCTAGAAGTAATAATTCTTATAGTGTTGGCTACTCATCAAGAAGGTTCTCAAATGGATATTTTACGCAAGGCATATACGTTGGAAACGCTAATACTAGTGCTAATAGTAATAGCAGTAATTCTTGTGTTGGCAAAGGATACTTGGAATTGAATGCTACCACCCCCTATATCGACTTCCACCACGGTAATAGCACGGCTGATTACACGTCCCGGCTCATAACCACGTCAAGCGACACGCTGAATTGTACGAGTAATTTCACATCTAGCAAAAATATAAGAGCCACTGGTGATGTCGTGGCATATTCCACAGGGAACGCTCCAGCTCCATTTAAATACTGGTATCCATCGGTTGATACGAGCGGTAACCTTAGCTGGGCGAACAGCACGTCAACGACAACGCCTACAACGAGGAACATCCGGGGGCCGCAAGGAGCTACCGGGCCTAAAGGAGCAACAGGAGCGACTGGGCCACAAGGGCCTAAAGGGGCAACAGGAGCGACAGGGCCACAAGGACCTGCAGGGCCTTCGTTCAATGGGGGGAATATAACAAATATGTTAAGTATTCGAAACAGCGGTTACCCAACACTAGAGCTATACCAAAGCACAAGCGTTTATTGGCGTATTTGTGTCAATACGTCAAACAATACTTTTTGCTTCAAAAAATGGGACACGATTGTCAGTTACATAAATGGCTCTGGAGATTATGTAAAAAACTCAGATATGAGGCTTAAAAATCGGATATCTACAGTTAGAGATGTACTTGACAGGATAATGAGACTAGACGTATTCCGATATACATTGAAGTATGATCCGGATAAAACCGTATCTATAGGTTTATCTGCACAGCAGGTTAATAACGAATTCCCCGAGATTGTTAGCAATGACGGTGACTATCTTGGAATATACTATGGTCAGATAGGGCCTATCGCTATTCAAGGTATCAAGGAGTTGTATCGTAATATGATAGATGTGGATAGATTTGTTCGCTCCACAAAGTCATGGATGACCGACAAGGACAAGCGCATAGCGGACCTTGAGGAAGAGGTGAAAGAGTTAAGAGAAGAGTTGAACAATTTAAAAGCTGCATAAGATATGGCTACATTACCAAATAACGATATATCAATAATGTTAGTGCGAAATGCAATAAATTGCCCAAGCACTGATCTTGGTACACTATGTGCCAAGGCAAAATCTGGTGGTAAAGGCGGGTATGCTTTTGAGATAGTAGAAAATGGCTACACACAAGTCCATGGAAGAAATATCATTGATTCTGAAGGTTTACCTTCTTCTTACCCGTATTGGAATATATGGTGCAATAATTCCCCGGGCCAGTGGAAATTGGTTGATAGCCCATCTAAGCCTGTACGCTTTGAGCTAAAAAGAGATTCTTCTAATAAATATATTTTTAGTCTTGGGGGCTTCAGGGGGCACAATACCGATGCTTCAATCCCGATAATGCCAAATATAAAAAAGACGTTTGTACGGCACGGTACGTTGCCTATAAACACAGATATAGAACTCAAAGCCAATCTTGGCGATTATGACTGGTCTAAGATTAGTGGGGTAAATGGGTGCCAACTTTTTGTATATGATGGGAGTTCTATATATTCTAGATCAGAAGTTAAGGCGATAACCCGTAATTCGCTCATGAGTATGGGAAAAATTCCATTGATGATAAATACTACAAGCACATATACTAAAAAATATACTATTAAAATGGCCTTAGGTACTGCCGCTGGTATAGGCACGCCAACGGTTGATTTTAATATGCTTGGGGTATTGCCTGTATTCGGAGAGTTATCTATTACTGTCGCGGATGCTTCTCCAGCATATATAGCTGATGTGTATATAGAAAACTTTGCGCATGCTTTCCGTTTAACCAATGTCATAAATGAAAATCATGTCAACGGTACATACACAGGTCTAGGTGGTATAAGCGCTGATAACAGAAGACTCGTTAGACTAAGATATGAGAAAGTAAGCAACGCTGATAATTCCATATTGGAGACTATAAACGTAACATCTGCTTTTAAGCCTACAGAAAGACCTCCTATGTTATCTGTATATCATGTCGGGGATACGGAGTCTTTTTATTTTGACCAGAATAGGATGTATAACTCACAAGGAACGCATATAGTTGTAACATTTTTTTATGAATAAACATTTTAAAAACTAAAGATTATGACATTACAAGAAGTAAAGACAGAGAGCGTAACAAAAATTATCAATGGTACTGGAGAAACTCTTGATATCAAGGAGAGCCGTGTTACGATAACGAGCGAGAACAAGGTGTCTGAGGCGAACGGACAGGTTTATAACAAGCAGGCCGGTTATATCGGAAGCTATAACTACACCAGATTTGGGGGATTGAGCGTCAATGTAAATGATAGCACATTTACCGTTCTGCAAGTAGGCGGTGAGGTCTTGAAATACATCGACGCTGTCGAGAACCAAGTATCGGTAGTGATGAATTAATTATTTTTCCGGTCGTGTTATTTTGATGCGACCGGGCTTACAAGTTGAATTATAATATAAAAAATAGATCATGAAAAAGAAAGAAGCCATTGAATTGTACAAGGTGTTGAACGGATGCAAGCTGACCGGCATGGTGTCATCCTCGAAGATGACGGTGTTGAACAACCTTAGAAAATTGCGCCCCATATCGGAGACATACGAGGCTGATATAAAGGATGCCATTGAGAAGTTTAAGCCAGAAGGCTTTGACGAGCTGATGAAAAAGGTTCGTGGCCATAATGATTCCGTGAACACGGGCGGTAAGCCCGTGATGTCTGGAGATGAGCTGAGGGACGCGTCCTCGATCATAGAAGGATACAACAAGGAGGTCAATGATTTTGTCGAGAAGATACTGGAGGAGAGCGAGGATGTCGAGATGGAGAAACTGGACAATCTGAATCTGGAGAAATTGCTTGACGCTAACGATATCGAGGCTTCCCGGTTGGAAATAATTTACTCTTATCTGAAATGCGATTAAATGGAATGGGCTAACATCGCACCATGATTGCTGTTTCTCGAAAAAATATATTAAATACAAAATATGTACCGCTACCTCTCCTACATATCAGACCTCGCAAATTGGGCCAAGTCCATCGCCATAGCCGCCGTTGTCACGGCGATGGACTTCGTTTCGCCGATCGAGAATTTCTTGGTGGTGATCCTGTCGCTGGCCTTCATCGATACGTTCTGGGGGTTGGCTGCGGATCACGGGGATTTCCGGAAGAGCAAGTTCATCCGTAGCTGGGTGTACATGTTAGTCTATTTCCTGATCATAATCATCTCGTTCTGGATAGGCGTGATGATGGATATATCGGAGGATAACGCCAAGGCTTTCGTGTCTTGGATCACGTGGGCGATGATATGGTTTTACGGAACCAATGTCTTAAAGAACATGGGCAGGGTATTCCCGGATAACAAGGTGGTAGCCTTCTTGTATTGGGTTGCCGCCGTAAAATTCATTAGTAAGGTCAATTTCTTGGATGAGTTCAATAAGACTAAGGATAGAAAAGGCTCCCCAAATCCAAAAGGATAGGGGAGCTGGTGTGAAATCATCGCTGACCATATTTCTCAATAGGGCAGGAGATAAGTAATAAAGTACACAAATGTAATAAAAAAATAACAATGGCAGAGAAAAAATTACCTAGAGGGTTGAGAAATGCAAACCCGGGAAATATTAGGATCAACAGTGATCTCTTTCAAGGAGAGGTTCGACCAAGCAAGGACAAGTCGTTTAAGCAGTTCGAGACTATGGCCTATGGCTATCGGGCGATCTTCAAGATCCTGTCTAACTATTACCGGAACTATAAGCTGGACACGATCCGCAAGATGATAGGTCGCTGGGCGCCGGAAAACGAGAACGATACGGACGCTTACGTTAAGGCCGTATCAGATTATGCTGGTATCCCGGCTGATGATCCGATAAATGTAAACGATCGTGAGCAGATGATCCGGATCGTGGCAGCGATGAGTCGGATCGAGAATGGGATAGAGGCTGATATGTCGGATGTTATAGCTGGATGGAATTTACTTTAACAATAACAAGACCTAATGCTGTAGAGGTAAGCGTAAAATAAGATGAAAAAATATATTGGAACAAAACAGATTGAAGCAGAACCTATGACAATGGGCGAAGCTTTTGAGAAAGGATTGCTTAAAGCGGGAAGAGTACCTAACGAAAGCGAGAAGTCAAATGCTGGATATCATGTGAAGTATCAAGACGGTTACGAGTCATGGAGTCCAGCAGAGCCATTCGAGAAGGCTTATAAGATCTGTGATACGTTTATGAATCGTCTCCAAATAGAATTGTCCGAATTATCCGATAAACAAGAAAAGCTAGGTAAGTTTTTTGGTACGGATATGTTCAAAAGATTGTCAACGCAAAAGCAAGTATTGCTACGTGCACAATTCGGAGCGATGGAAGCTTATAGGCAAATCCTTATTGAGCGCATCCGTATTGAGGGAATCGCAAAATGAAACCGTGGCAAGCAATATTAATACTAGTGTGCTTGGTAGCCAGTTTCACGGCTGGCTACCATATCCGGGGGGATGTGGCCAGTGATTCGATATCCAAGACCAACGCGTTCACCAAGGTGGATACGATACATGACAGCATCCCGTACCCGGTTTATGAGACACTGGTACGAACAATACCTGAGCCGTTCCCTGTTTATATCACGTTGGACGGTGACACGGTAAAGGAACCTGTATATGTTCCTTTACCCATAACCAGCAAGGAGTACAAGACGGATGATTACCGGCTGTCAATATCCGGCTATAAGCCTAATCTTGATTACATCGAGGTTTATAGAAGGACTGAGTATATAACCAAGACGATCACCCCCCGTAGATGGGGAATAGGTGTTATTGCCGGTTATGGGATCGGGAAACATGGACTATCACCTTACGTTGGATTGGGTGGATTCTGCAGGATTTGGTGAGGCCTCCATGACTCACGTCCGGGAAGCCCCTATTAACTAGTAATAATAATTCGTCATATGAATAACAAGGGTTGACGTTTTTTTGTTCATGGTTAATTTAATATTAGTTTGATGGTGACTTCGTGAGAACGAACCGGAAAGGGAGGATAAAGAAAAAGAATCTTCCCTAAATAATCGGATCAGAAGTTTGATTATTTTTTCATGCCACGCACGACGGGAAGATTCTTATATGTCTTTCTGCCGTGCATTTTTTGTGCCCGGCTTTGATAGTAAAACAAACCACGAAATAAAAAGTTTATGAATAAGGTGGAAATTTTTTACAAAAAAGTGATAGAGGCAGTCTGCAAGGAGTGCGGAACCGATCCGGTAATGATGTTTAGCAACAACAAGGAGAGGAACGTTGACGCTAGGGGAGTGGCTATAACCATACTGGCCGATCGCAAGTTGAGCGACAATATCATATCCGATCTGACGGGAATGACGAGGCAAGCCGTGAACCGGATGCGTAATTTGTATCCGGACAGGATAAGGAGGAGTTACTATCTGAGAAGAACGGTGGAGAGCGTCAAAGAGGAGCTATCCGGTACGGTCTGAGGGTGCGTTATGTTGTAAGACATGTGATTTGTCTATGAAAAAATTTTCATATAACAAAATTTTTTGCGACATTTGCGGCGTAAAAGGTGATTTTGTAGCCTCGTCAAGTAACCAGCCTTGGCAGAGGCTTTGTTGTATACGAAAAGTTTCATTATGGAAATATATATGCCACATGCGGTAAATGATATTAGGATAGGAGAAGCCTTCAATCATCTATTCAGGATAATCCTGAAAATGGAGAATTCCGATGATGATGATTTCATATGGAACTTCCAATATACGGCATTTGTGACTCCATTTTTCTTATTGCCTCTTATGCTTTATAGAGATAAGTGCGGTAAGAATGTGGTTTGCAAGAATATATCGGACAGTGTTAAAAGCTATCTGGACTCTATTCATTTTGAAGGAGGTGTAGTAGCTGACAGTGTTAGTGATTTTCATAATTATATGGAATATTTTTCTATGAAAAAATATATTCCTATAATAAAGTTCCCGGGATGTAAAAGCAAGGATAGCATAAAAAACGATATACTATCTGTAGCAGAGAATATAATGATAAGGCAATTAAATATTGAAGGAGAGTTGAGAAAGGCTTTATCTTATATGCTGACTGAGACGATTGACAATATATCTGAACATTCAGAGAGTGAATTTGGTTATATATTTGCTCAGTATTATCCGTCAAAGAGTTATATAGACATTTGCATAGCGGATAATGGTATAAGTATACTGGGTAGTTATGTTAAGTCTGGCAAGGGAGGTATAACTAACGATGTGGAGGCTTTAAAAAGCGCGGGAAAGGGTATATCGACTAAAAATTTACCAGATACCGAGAATCGTGGTTATGGTATAAGTACTTGCAAGAGAATGTTGTCTAAGGGACTTGGAGGAACATATTTTTTGCTGTCTGGGCAAGCGTTTCATCTTATGTCAGAGGAAGAGACATCATATATAGGACTTCCTGATTATATAAAATGGGATGGAACTATAGTGGCATTAAGGATACCATATAAAGAGGAAAGGATGTTTAATTTTTATGAATATTTAGAATGAAGATCATGGAAAAGACAATTGTGATATCAGAATTGATAAGGGGAGAGCTTCGTTCTAGGACAGAAGCTAAAAAAATCTATATAAGGGCTAAGGATTTGAATAGCCCATGTGTACGTATAGATTTTAAGGATGTATATTTTATGTCTCGATCATTTGCGGATGAGTTATGCAATACAATAGAGGCTTTGGCCTTGGATAAAGTGAGGGTCTCTATGGAGAATGAGAGCGACTCTATAGATCTGATGATGAAAATAGTAAAAGGTAATAGAAATAAACCGAGGAATATGCATGAGGACAGTGAGGTTAAAGAATTTTCGGACATGGATTCATTGTCAGAGTTCCTGTCTACCATATAAAATTATTTCATGCTATATAAAAGAGAATGATATGAAAAATTTAGATGAAAAAATAGCTAAGGAGTATAATGAATTCCTAGAAAGGAATAGTTTTGATAAATACTCAGATAGAAAAAACATATATCTAGTCCAAACACGCTACAATGCATGTATTGGAAACAGCCTTGCATAAATTAGGAGAAGAGCTCCTTTCCATATCATAATAAAGCCTCCCTTAAAAGGTAAAAGCGTCGTCAACACAAATTGGCGGCGCTTTTTTTGTCTCATCCCCTTCCGCAAAGAACTAGCAACAACCTCGCAACAAGCTAGCAAGGAGATATTTATTTAGCAAGGCACTTCTCTGGATTTTTGTGGTGCCGGGATAACCCGGAATAACCATAAAATTCATGATATATGGAAGCAGAGAAAATCATTAAGGAGAAAGAGATCGTCCATGAGGATGAGCACAAGGATTACGCAAGCAAGGGCGTGGGTAACGCCGGCTTGACATTGGGTATCATTGGTACGGCTCTTGGAGCTTGGGCGGTGTCACGTAACCGTGGCGGCTTGTTCGGCGGTGGCTGGGGAGCCGGTATGCCGGAGAACGTTAACATCAACACGACCACAGGAGGCGGTGGTGGTTCCGGGGTAGGCGCTCCGACTGCGTTCATGGCTTGGGAAAAGGGCTGTGAGGAGGCGTTATCGCTTACAAACGCAATGTGGGGATTGAAAGTCTCAGGTATGCAAGCCGATTACGATCACCGCCAGACGGATATCGCCGAGAAATTCGCCTTGTGGAAGTCACAGGTAGACGCTGATTTCGGATTGTACAAGTCACAGGTAGACGCTGATTTTGGTCTATACAAGAACCAAAGAGACCAGTTCGATGTCTTGAAGGCTCAGATCGATGAATTGAGGTGTCAGGTGGCTGTAGGTTCGGCGATTCGTCCTTACCAAGACAAGTTGCTTCAATGCGAGATCGAGAAGGCGTTCACGGCTAGTGTCAATTACACCGATCGTAGAACCAGCCGTATGATCACGGGAGAATTGGTATTGCCAAATACCCCTACGGTAACAGGCTATCCTAGCTACAATCCGTGCTCATGCCCGGCATCCGCTCCGGCACCTACGGCTTAAGGTAAAGTTAGTGGCTTGTGCTCCCTAGGGGGCGCTTGCCGCTTTCCTTTTTTTAACCACTAACAGTATTATCATGCAGACAAATGTTTTTTTAGGGGGGAGTGACCCTGTATTAGGTAGCAACCCTTATAATCCGAATATAAGCGAGATAGAAGCAAACATTCAGCGTCTCCAGCAAGCGCAGCAACAGATGGAGATTCAGAAGCAACGTATGCTTAACCCTTCTGCGCAACAGGCCCAAAGCCGTAATCCGGTGTGGGACGAGATAGATAAGCTCGTTAGCGAGATGTCGGATAGCGAGTTCGAAATGGTCAATAACAATCCGGAGTATCAACAGTCCTACCAGAAGGTAATGGCTATCCTTAACCGTGAATACATGCGCATCATGCGTCCGTTGGTGGAGGAGAGCAAGGACGGAAAGGCCGCCTTGGAGGAATTGTTGGGAATGGCCAAGAAGATAAAGAAATCGGCCTCAGAGGAGGTTAACAAGAACATGGCGTTGTTCGCTGAGTACACGGCCAAATACGCCGATATGCCATACGCCGACTTCCTTAAATTGAAGAATAGCGGAAAAGGAGGTAAAAAATGACACGTGAGGAAGGTATGCTTATCGAATTGATCGATAAGGTCAAGAGACAAGGGTATGCTATCAATACCTTGAGAGAGGAAGTGGAACAATTAAAGAAAGAGTCATATGGAACTAAAGCAACAAGCTCTAGAGCTAAAAAGCAGGCTAATTAACTCGGTGGAGATATGGGCGGAGGAAAGGGTTGACTCTTTCGTCTCCGGTAACACGGCTTTCAAGCCCCTTGGCAAGTATCTGAAAAGAGGTGTCCACAACATCCTCGTGCAAAAGGACAAGGAGATCACCGATAAGGTGGAGGGTTTCATGATGTTCGTCGCTGACGAGAACGGCAATTACGATAAGGAAGAGTTATTCGATGACGCTATGAACGTATTCAAGAGCATGAAACCTTACAAGTTCGAGCAAGGTTTCTTGAAAGGCACGATCGGGGAAGGCTCCATCTTGATAGAGCTTCCAGATAACGGACTCATGAATTTTATCCTTGGTGACACTAACGCTATCCGTATAACGGAAGCGGATTTTCTGGAACTGAAATCAATATTCACAGAATAAAATAAATGACAGGGTATGAGATACAAGGAATTGATGAAGGACTATCATTCGAAAGGGATGGTATCCGAGAAAAAGATGTGGGAGGCCATATGCGAGCTGGACGAGGCTATGGAGTGTCTAAAAGAGAAAGATCCCGACACGTATGACGAGGCCATACGTGATATACATGAGGTTTTTTGCGGTCCTCATTATAATGAGCATTTCGCTAAGATGGACGTGGCGGCAATGCACCATAAAGGCAAGTCGGGGGAGGATAAGGGTGAGCACTGGAACATCCAGCAAGTAACCGCCGTCGCTAAAGGCATGAGCGTACCGGGCAACGCTAACATATGGGATGTGTACGTCGCTCTTAATGCGAACTGGCACGACAAGGAGGTGAAGTTCTCGGAATGGTTTGGTCCGGATGCCGAGAAAAAGATCATCGAGGACGCTGTCAATTTCTACTTCATGGATGATGACGCTCCTGAAGGCAAGGTATGGATTTACATGTGTGCCATGGATGACTAAGAAAACCAAAAATAAAGGACACGCAAAGAAGGAATCCGCAAGACGGGAGATAGACCGCCTCACGGATTCCTTGGATTTCGAGCCTGTCAACTTCTATGAGGTGATGGCTCGGATTAGACACTTGATGTGCCTGTTATGATATCTCTGAAATTAGGCAACTGCAAATAGAACGAGAATCTGCTTAACGGTCTCCATCGTTCAAGCAATGATCGGTTACACTCATTCCATCCATCTTTTCCGAAGCGGATATCCAAGGCATTAGTTATCTTACGCACGATAGACTGGATGTATGGTACATTTGCCCTGTTCCCAATAGAAGGGGTATAAATACATATTTTGTATATTCCTCCATTAATACAATCCCAGCTTCCCCTATAAAAAGTGATATGGGCTTTGTCTAGTATTGCCTCGTCTGACAAGCTTATAAATCCGTTGTAACATCCGACATACCTAGCTTCGAATACTTTTAACCCAGTGGACGAGCGAAGAAGCTTTTTCAATTCTCTCTCGTCCCGGACAATTTGGCTTATTCCCATAAATAGCTATTTTAATTGTCGACTTTCCGTATTACTAAAGAGTTGAACGTGTTCAACTGATATTTAAGACCATTAGATAGATCCTCGCACATGTAGCATTGTTGATCGTTGGAATAATATACCTTGAAATCATGGGCCATGCCATTGATACGTATGATATCGTTCTCCATGACATCGTCCCCATCCTCGTATTTCTTTCCGGTAGGGTGTGATCGTCTTGCCATTATCAATGTAAGAGATACTGGGGCGTCTTCCCACGTTAAGTATTTACCTGTTAATTTATAAATACTGCCTTTTGGAAGTACGATCGCCGAGTTGTGATCCTCGACGGAAAAATATTCCTCGTCATGCGCCGATCTCTCGTCCGTCCATACCTCTCCTTGCCGCACGGGGAAGTTATCAAGGATAACCTCGTCACCATTCTTGTTTACGGCCAAGAACACTATCGTTTGCTTGCCTAACTTCATGACATATTATAGTTTACTTATTCCTCGATTTGATTGGCTCATCAAGTATTTTTATCGACAATAGCGGATCTTTCTCCGTTAAAGTGTTCCTTAATTTTCATCATTATGAAGTCGAAGTGATTTCTAAATTCTTTGGTATGAGTAAACACGGGAAAATCTATATCAGACAAGTTCATATTTACAATATCGCTCATACACTTTACATGCTCGGAATGAGCCTTATTATAACCTATCCTATAAGCATCCATAACCAACCTTCTGACATCCATCCGGTCTATTGATTCTGGCTGTGGATCACACACCTTTTTTGAATGTTCAATCGATAGCATTGTAACTTTTTTCTTTTTCATGTTCATATCTTCTTAATTATGATCCTTCCCATGAAGGCTCGGTTAATACTATTCCTCAGATCGAGTATAGGCATCCAATGGGTAACACAAATTTTATCACCATTAGTATCATACCATTCATTACATTCTCTGCAATACCAACCCTGTTGTAAGTATTTAAAATAATCAGTACACCAGCAGCCAGTTATTACCAGATCTTCATCATCAGGTAACTTATCTTTTGTGCTTATCCACGGGAATTGCTTTGCCTGCCATTCGGCACCTGCAATAAATCCCTGATAATACGCAGGGAATGCACTACCGCTACTCCTGCTTTCAGCGAATAAATGAGCCGCTTCTTCTACTGTCAGTCTCATATCAATCTTGCTCATATTTATTTATCTGTTAGGAATTTCTTATTCAAGTGACCTCTCTTGATGAGCCACTCGATAGCGTCAACCACATTGTCCATCAGGTTCTCTTTGTTGAAGGAGTTTGCGCAAGTGTAAGTCTTGTCGCCTTCCTCATCCTCGATCTTGTCCGATGCGTACATTAACTCGACGAAATTTCCGGATAGGTAATAAACCATCCCGTCAATATCATCTTGGTATGATTTAGGCATCATGTCTATCAGCTTGGATAGAGACCAAGCCGGGAATGCCATATCTTGATCCACGTGCCCTTCAATCCTTCTATATTCAAATGCGACCGGACATTCGAACTCGTCAAGATACATGTCTGCCGTCTCCGGTCTCACCCCGGCCTCTAATAGCCGGGATGATTGTTCTTTATTAGTGCAAATTTGATTCATCATGATTGTTTTATTTAATTAATTCAAACTCATAAGCTAAACACCAAGGATTAGATTCCCACGTATATTTACCACAGACGCAATCTATCAATGAGGAGAAAGCCTCTAATGGGGTATCATATCCCTTGTACTGCCCATTAGGAAAATAATATCTCCACCATTCACCGTCGGCGGATTTGTGCATAGTCATCGTTACTCCCTCATTCAAACAGTCCTCGTATGATATATCCTGTAATCTCTCAACTTTGATATTAGTAATACGGATGTGGTGCGGCATGAGGTCTGCACGAGTAAACATCTTATTGAAATATCCGCTTCTTTTAGTCATTACGGGATAACCGTCTTCATCGAGTTCATAATCTGGAAAATTGCCGCATTGACTGTAACTTTGCGCTATGGCTACCTTTTCACCGATCTTGTATTTAGGTTTTAAAATGTAACAGTCAAAATCATCATCAATTCTCAACACGTCATCATCGTAATCATAAGACAACGCTCCTTCATGTTTCATGTAGTACTCATCACCCAGCAAGTCCAAGAACACTTTGTTTCTCGAGTAGTCTATTATTCTTCTCGTAAAGGTCTTACGACCGTCAAGTACGGCCTGTGTCAGACCGTACTTATCATTGAACATTATTTTCTTCATGCTTTATCCCTCATGAATAACTACGCACTCAATTTGTTCCTCAAACGTAACGTCCACTATATCGTAGGTATAGTCATCGGATGTTTTTATAATTACCTCCGCTTCCGGGTCTTGCTCTTGGAGAAGAGCTATTAGTTCTTTATTTCTCATATCAAAACAATGTTTTTTGTATTCTTGATAAAACAAGCCTGTTTGCTTTGTCGTAAAAAATTCTATCTATCTCAAATCCATACGCTTTTCTTCCACATTGAGCTGCGGCCAATAGCGTGCTTCCGCTTCCTGCTACAGGATCGATAACAACGTCGTTTTTATCGGTGAAAATCTCTATCAGTCTGCGAAGTAGCGGCACAGGCTTCTGTGTAGGATGAATCTTAGGCGTATCGTTGTCTACCGCCCAGTCAAAACAATTGAAAATCATCCTTCCATCATTGTTGAATTTAGGCAGCTTCTCCCGGTACAACAAGAGACCGTATTCACAATTCCCAACTACTTTCATATTTGCTTTCAATACTTGCGCCGAGAAATTCTTCCGGAAAACGAGCGGGATATATTTCATAAGCCCGTATTTCCTAGCTAATTCGATAAACATGAATTGTTGCTCGTACTCACAGAACAATATCATGCAGGGAGAACAACCTTGCTTTTTAGGTTCTTTCATTAACATGTCGCTACAAAAATGCATAAACTCGGCCGGTCTAAACTCGTTTTCTGAATTGAAGAATTTCTTTCCCGCAAGCTCACTTTCTCCATTTTTGTTGTCTCCATCCTTGTACCATGACGGATTGCTAGCATAAGCGTTTTTCCCAAGATTGTAAGGCACATCTGCTATTATAAGCTGTGCCTTTGGTATTTGATATGTTTTAAAATTCTGGAAAGAATCCCTGAATAATTCTACATCTTTCATTATTGATAGTTTTTTATTTATCCCGCCCTGTCGAAAGCCTTCTCAAAGACCTCCGGCCTTAGCAAGGCGTTGCTTATCGCCGTGAACGCCTTCACGATCCCGGGCTGCTCATTTAAGTTTATTCTCACGTCCTTCCCGGTGACCTCGCTTGATAACCGGTCACTTAGGAACTCTACCCTGCCCAAATCTAGATAGGACAGGGGATTGTACGCCAACGGGACGATCCCCCGCATCCTTTCGCCGAAATCGTATATCGTGATCCTAGACATCTGCGCAATCATGTTTATCGTGGATGACAAGGATGCTATCCTGTTCGCCGAACCGGATACCCCGTGATCCAGCAATATCTGGCTGATCGTGTAGTAATACCGGTCTATATGAGGCTGTACGTCCTCCTCCATGCTTTGCGTTATCTCGGCGAACGCCTCCTTGTTGGCCTTGGCTATCCGGAAGATGTTCGTGTTATAAGCGTTTATCCCCCTCTCGATAGCGTTGGCCGTCCGTTTGGCGTTATGCCTGTAGTGCTCGCTATTCCTTATGGTCTCCATGAGCGATACCGTGTAGTTATACACTTGGTCGTTCAAGAAAAGCACCATGTAGGTTAGCGAGGTGACAAGGCCGTTCGTGTCCTTGTCTATCTCTTCCCAATCGTTGTATTGTCTCATTCTTTCATCCTCCGGATTATATAATCAACAACGTCCTTTACGGTAAGGCATCGTCCGGGATCATCATCAGGGATCGATATGCCAAACTCTTTCTCTAATTCCATTAATAACTCTATCTCATCAAGACTGTCCATCCATAGATCATCCTCCAGCTTGGATTCCATCGTAAGTGGCGTATCTTTGTGAAAAAGTTTACTCTTTATGATCTCAAATACTTTGTTCTTTATAGTTTCTTTTTCCATTTTCATGATCGTTTTATTTATTATTGAAACATTGATGTCTGTATTATCTTTTTACCACTAGGTAATATGATTTCACCTAGGCATTCTTCCTTAAATCTTTTATCTTGGGCATTGAAATATTCCTTGTCTATCTCGGTTGCGTAAAAATCAAAACCCATTTTATAGGCGGCTATACGGCAGCTTCCGCTCCCCAAATGAGAGTCATAAATTTTGTCACCGGGCTTGGCGTAATTTTTCAAAATCCATAAATACAATGAGAGCGGTTTTTGGTGTGGATGTATCTTTCTCTTTCCGGTCTCATGCCCCATCCTATATCCATCCCACGGAATGGAGACAAGATTGCATGGGATTTTTTTTGACACGTAGGCTATCTCACATTTCGAGTATTTAAACACATCGTTATTGTTGCTCATCTTGTCCCAAACAATCAAATAGTTGGTATTTCCTAGATATTGGGTGTAATAATTATATCCCCATATGATCTGATCCTTGCTAATTCTTTTTAACTCATCGAAGTATGACGCATCCTTGATAGGGCTATTCTTATAGGATGTATCCTTGAATTTATACCCATTATTCCTTTTCTTCCAGTCCTCTCCTATACCATACGGTGGATCAACGATAGCTAGATCAAAGAATTTATCAGGAATGTTTCTCATATAGTCCATACAATCCTCGTTGTAAACATTGCTTATAGCCATAATATTTGATTTTTATTTGCTCTCATCATAGATGAATGATTTAATTATTTGGTAATAAGTTCTCCATGTATGCCCAACGGGTGTAATGATTCTTTTCAGAAAGCTCTTCCCATGGCTTGCTTTTACTTAAATAGACTAGATCATAAGCACTATCAATATCCTCCACAAGAAGAAGCTTCCCCTTGTCAGGCTTTATATTGCATGAATGCCAAACACTGTTGATACGCCAGTTAGCTCCATTCTTAAACGCTTCGTTCATAGCAATTACAGTCGGCCCATTATATCCTAATGCTTTCCCTTGGTATATTGCCGCTGCTTTTTCGATATCTTCTTCCTTCATGTGTTAATTATTTTTTTATACTCTCATCATAGATGAATGCATCTTTCAACTATGATGAATGAATTGATGCCTCTATCGCCTTGAATATCTCAAATGCTACTTGTGGAACTATCGCATTTCCGTAGGCTTTTATGGATTCTTGTCTCCATTTTGTGAAAGGAATGGCAAGGTAGTCCACATCAAAGGGTAACCCATCATATCTTCCACAAACAGGGGGTTGAGTCGGGAAGTTTCTCCAATCTTTTTTGCGATATAAGTTTGTAGATCCGGTGATCCTTCTCCATGCTCGCAAGGTGTTTTCCAACTGTTTGCCTTCGGCGTTGGCAATAAGTCCTTGTAAGCGGCTTCCGGCAATCCCTGTTGTTTGCTGTTCGGTCCCCTTCGCTTGAAATCTTGGGCTGTCGGTGTCGCATATAACATATGCTTCACCGCTCCCTCCAAACCTAGACGGCTGCTCGTGCCGTTCTGGTTCCTTATCCTGATCGTATTGTTCCTTGTCACGAATATCTCTCCTTTCCCCGAATTGAAGCCCTCTTGAGCCGTTGGAGTGGGAAGTAGACTCAAATTCATGAATTTCGTTTTTCCGTTCTTGTCGCAAACCTTCAATCCTTGAGTTTGTACGGTTGGCAATAAACCATACCCTGTCCCTCCTGTGCGGGGCTCCGACACCGCAAGCTGGAATAAGAATCGGCTGGACGGAATATCCCTCACGCTCAAGATCTCGGCAGACGGTCTCGATAACGTATTCTTGCTCGAGTAGCGTTTCCTTGTCAGACGTTTCAAACAAAGAGGCTTGACTTTCCACCGTAACCTCACTGCCGGGTTGTACCATGCTGGTGATTCCAGCAACGTTCTCGCCAATGACCCAAGCGGGTCGTATCTCCCGTATTGCCCGAAGCATTTCCGGCCAGAGGTAACGGTCATCTTCCGCTCCCCTTCGCTTTCCTGCCGTTGAAAATGGCTGGCAAGGAAACCCTCCTGTGAGTACGTCAACCTTCCCTCTCCACGGAGTGAAATCAGTTCTTGTAATATCGTCATATTGAATGCTTTTTGGGAAATGAAATCTCAGTACCTTTTGGCACCACTCGTTAATCTCGCAATGGAACAGGTTCTCCCATCCCATCCATTCGGCGGCAAGGTCAAAACCGCCAACCTAAATGCCAGAGAACAGAGATCCGTGAGTTAACCGGCCTCCTTCTCTGGCAAATATTCCTTTCTTATTTTTTTCGTTTAACATTATTCTTTACTCCTTCTTTTGATTTGTCAAATTTTCTATGGCAGCTACAGCACATTCTCCTATATCCATGTTCTACATCAGCGTAATCTCCGGTAACATTGGCCCATTCATATCTTTTAGAAGGGTCTACTGTTCCACACACCTCGCAATGTATTGGCCTGCCATACAACGATTCTACTCTTTTATGGAATGTTGCGTATGTTGCATTATCTCCAACCCATGAATTATTGTTCTTTCCTAACTGATTCCTTTTCGCAGCTTTTCTACATTTATATCCATTCCTTCGAAATGAATTGTAGATAACTTTTTGAGTAGTGCCAAGCTCATTAGCTATTTCTGTTTGCGTCATTCCTCTTTCATACATCTCTGCTATCTTTTGAAAATCAATGCGATAAGTTTGAGATTTAGCCTTGCAACCAATTGAGCAATATTTAGAATTGCTAATGTAAGCCTTGTATGATTTGCCGCATACCTTACACCTTAATATCTCCATTGGTAAATATGTTTATTATTCAATGATCCATGTGTCATGTCTCTCTCGTTTTAGCAAAAACTACGCTTTCATGGTCCGGCCTCAGATGGGCCATGCAAGCCTTGCTGTACTCGCAGAATCTCGCTCCCTCGTCCCGGAAGACGCATCCCCTGCAAACCGTTGCCTTGGTATTGAGGCATGGCTTGAATCTCAATACCCGCACGTTTATTTCCCCTACTTTTACCGTGAATCCGGTAGGGGTGTTCTTCAGTCTGTTGATTATTTCCATGATTTGTTTTTTAAAATGGTTCTTCTTGTGATACTTCTTGGCTTATAGTGAATCCGTTATCATCATATTCCATAAAGTGAGTGGTCTTTGCGTCAAATTTCACGATAAACTTGGCTAATCCGATATTTCTTCCTTTCGCTATATCTATCATGGCTGTTCCTCCCACGGGATAATTCTGGAAAGGCTCAGGATAATATTTTCCATAAAGCTCAGGCCTATAGATCAACATGACAACATCGGCGGCCTCCGCTATTTGTCCGCTGGCTCTTAATCTTGCCAATGAGGGGGCCGGATTCATTTGGTCCCTGTTTAGCTGGGACAAGGCGATGATCCATATGTCTAGTTCCTTGGCCAGATTCTTCAACCTACGAGCGGCCTCACCCATTTGTTGCTCGGTATTGCTACCTCTCATATTCACGGACAATATTTGCAGGTAATCCACTATCGCCCCAGATATGCCGTATTTGAGTTTCATCGTACGGATGGATGAAAGTATCGTGTCGATATTGGAAGTGCTCCTGTCGTCAAAATAAACAGGCTTATCGTAGATCTTTCCTATTCCCATGTCGATACGGTTGAATTGCTCGGGCAAGAGTCTTGAATACATGATCTCATTGGCGGGTATCCCAGACTCCATGGATATCATCCTAGCCGCTATCTGCTCTTTTTTCATTTCCATAGAGTAGAACGCTATCCCATCACCATTCTTGGCGGCGGATAACGATAAGGCTACCGCTAGGGATGTTTTTCCAGAAGACGTATCTGCCGCTATGATTATGAGATCTGATCTCTGTAATCCCCCGCTACGCTTGTCTATTTCATGGAATCCGGTAGGCGTTCCTGTTAGCTGTTTGTCATCGGATGCGTTAAGCTCCATTTGCCTTGATACCTCCTTGATCGCTTCCCTAAGGGTAAATACGCTGTCTTTCGATGTCTGGAAAAGCCCCTTGAGCTTGTCCTCTGTATCCGATAACGTGTCAACGATATCGTCCGACTCGGAGTAAGCCCTTGATATCAACTCCTCTCCGATATCGATAAATCTCCTTCTCTTCTCCTTGTCATGCAGTAGGGCGGCATGCTGGTAGATGTCGAATGTCATGCATGTGGATACTTGGCTTAACCTTAGCATGTCCGTGGAAGGGTCTATTTTCATCATCTCGTTGGCTACGGCTATCATGTCCGGTCTATCTCCTCTGCCGTCTATGTTGGATATAGCCTCGAACATGGCCCTATGGAAAGGATCATAGAAACAAGAAGGGGATAATATATCCCTTACCTCATTCAATGCGTTTCTTTCCGTCATTATCGTCCCCAGCACGACTTTCTCGGCCTCCGTATCGTGGGGGACTACCCTGTTAATTTCCATAATCTTTTTTCTTTACCTCCATTATCGTCTCAAAAATGCTATTCTTGAACTTTATGAGGCGATCGTCATTGTTAATTTTCTTGACTATTTCCGTTAATTGCTTCCTGTTCATACGGTTTAGGATCTCTATCTCCTCGTCTGAAGGGAATATGGGCATCTCTAGTATCAGAGGAGCCTCCTTTTCCAGATATGAGTATAGATTAGTTTGCCTTATTGATGTTAGGGATTTGAGATCCACTTTACCTCTAGCTTTTTTTACTTGGTTAGAAGGAAGATCCAAGGCGTTTATGAACGTCCTTTTCCAGTCTATATTAGAGCTTTTCGAGCTTTTTTTCTTCTTCCATCCTAATTCGGTGCTCCAGTAGTCTAAATACGCTTTCTTTAGCGACAATCGGATGTCTATGCCCGGATGCAGACTTTGGCGTTGAGCTATGAACTCGTCATCGTTAGATAAGGATTCATAGGCTTCTCTCAACCGATCGCAGTACACATCGAAGCTTTCTCTCCAATTATCCGTATTTTCATCTTCCTCTTCCTCTTCTCCTTCTTTTTCCCCCATACCCCCTATATTATCCTTAACTCTATTACTATCTATATTACCTATACCTATACCATAGGGGCTATCAAGCCCCTTTGAAGGGGCTACCAAGGGGCTACCAAGGGGCTTTTTAAAGAAATATTCAATTGATTGGAAACCAAACAATTGCTTCATTTCCTCTAATCTTCTTATTATACCTCTATGCGCAGCGTTCTTAGAATTCAAGGGAAGGTTCTTTTGGTGCTTGATGAAATTACGTATATAAATATACTTACCGTCCACCGAATAAAGTAATCGTCCTTCAAGCTCCCTTAGGCCTCTTTCAACTTCTTGCTTACCTAGTACTAGATCAAAGCTGATCTTCTTCTCGTTTATTTCCATGAAGCCAGCTAGGTCGCAAAGGTCGCACAAGTACAAGAACAGAAGCTTGCTAGTCGCTTTCAGGTCGCAGAACCAGTTATCCGTCCATTTGTTCGTATCTGTATATCTATATGCCATGTTCTAGTGTTTAATAAATTATTCCTCTATTATACAATTCCTCCTTATATTGCTCCAACGCCTGAAGGCATCGTTCCTTGTCCATGTATCCCATTGGCATTATCCCGGCCAACCTTGCGTTGCATCGGTCTATGCCATATTTGAGATCCTTGTTTGACATTTTCTTTAGATCCATGTTATCTCTTTTTAAAAGTGTTACAAAATCTCGTGGAGTTAGCTACCCGTCCAGCATCATGTATGATGCACCAAACGCATAGCCCCTTGTGAGGATGTCCGTTGGCGCAATCGCCACATTTCACCTTTTCTTGCTCGTCTCTCTTCTTCGCCATATCACCAAGTCTTTATTTTGATCGGGAGATCGGCGTACCACCAAGCCAGAATCGTAGCGTCACGTTGGTCTTGGTTCGTTCTCTTAGGCAAGGGACCGACTATGTAGGAGAGTTCCTCATGGGTTATCTTGCCCTCGTCCCCTTTCCAATGCTTGGTCAAAGGCTTTACCTCCTCGCAGGGAATCCCTATGTGCTCGCACATCTGGAGAAGCAATATCCCGGTTTGCTGGTTACGACCTACATACTTGGCTATCCTCTCGCCGGATTTACCCCTAGCCTTATGGAAGTTGCTTTTTTCGTTAAGCCATCCGGCCTCGACAATGACCACTATGTCTATCCCCTTGTATCTCTCTCTTGCCTCCTTTATGAAATCGACCAACACAGGGAAGGGGAGGCTCTTTAGAATTAGCTGTCTCGTTGAAGGAGACAGTACGCATATACCGGATTTATCTATGTCCGGGTCAACGGCTATCACTAAATCATGTTTTTTCTTTCCCACGAATTCCTCCTTTCTTTATCGTTTATTAGTAAGAATACGGCCAATATCAATGCGATCAGTCCTAGTATTGCGGTGATAAGGTATATGGCCATTGTCAAGTGATCTAAATTCTGTATTGTTTCCATAATTATATGTTTGTTATTCGTGGACGGTGCCGGGATCGAACCGGCCTCTTTACGTCATGCGCACTCCGTAACGTTTCATCCCGGAATACTTACCGCCCGAAATCCCCGCGTATCCTCACGGACGGCGGGGATAATAATTAACTAACCCAAATCTAATACCATGAAAAACACGAAACTTGCGTTATTATATCTCTATTATTACGATATCTGGAGCGATCTTTCTGATGGCATCCAGTTGCTCGTCAATCACTTTATTCTTGTATTCCTCAATGGCTTCATTTGCCCCAGCTGACACAAGGGATAGCGAAACGTCTCTTCCGTCCACATCAGCGTAAATCTCAACCTCGATTTCCTCACACGCAAAACCCTTGAAAAGTGGGATGTTCAACTTGAACGACCCCGGGAGATTGGAATCAACCACCTGCGAATAGTTATCGGTTCTGCTGCCATTCTCTTCCTTGCTTCGCTCTATGTCTTGGTTTACCTTTGCCTTGAAGTTTTTCAAGGCAGACACCAGCGTCATGTTTTCCGATTTGTCCTTGAAGAAGGCACGATGCATCTTGAAGAACTTGGATAACTTGATAGGTTCCCACTTCTTTTCCGCATTGATACCAAACTCAACCATTTCTTTGGACGGCTGTAATACTCCAGTAATACAGTTTCTATAATGATCAGTCTCTTTATCCACTAAAGATATTTCCATATCATCACGGTTTACCGTTATATTTGCCCGCTTTTGATCGATAAGCCCCACTCGTTTTTCGAGCCAACGCAAAGGGCTGTCAATCGTTCCTTCAATATTAACGGGAGTTGGTTCTTTCGGGTCGAGCGCTACGGGGGCTTTTCCTTCTCTCAATACTACTTCGATTGGTGCACCACTATAATCTTTCGGTACAACCACATTTAATTTGTTCTCACTCATGATTCTGTTCCTGTTTTACGATTAATATTAAAAATTGATTTCTGCATTTCTTGGGGTTGCATCCTCCGGAAATAGACAAGTTCGCCGGCACCATTATAATAATTGGCTTCCTTGTTCTCGTGATCAAGGAACTTATAGCACTTGTCCTTGATATCCTCGGATTTACGCTTGATCTGGTCAAGATACTTTGCTTTGGCCGTATTAAGCGGTTTTAGCCGTGATTTGTACGACTCCATCCAGTCCGCTTTCTCCTGTTCCAATTCGGCTATATCAATTGACGTGTCCGCTAGCTTGGTCTTGATCTCATTCAACTCGTCCTCGGTAAAAGGATGATTGTACCAGATCTCCTCGACGGCGTCGCATGAGTCCTCTAGGACTTGCGGCCTGTTTGATAAAGGCTCGTTTTGAGCGATGAATTTTTCCATATACTTTAATAATTAATGTTATATTTTTTTCTGTCATATTGTGGGATATATCCTTTGCAAGGAGTATTCCCGTCAAATAAGGCCGATTCCGGCCTTACAGTTTCCCCATCTTTTTTAGACGGGTATGTCCAGTGCCTCTGCCGTTGATGGCAAAGGCAATGTCTTTTAGAACATGCCTCATTGAGGCAGTATTTAAGATCTCTCATTTCTTTTATAGGTTTCCAGCTTCTTGACCTCCTTTTTAAGGAGTCTGGCCGCATCCATGTATTTGACGCTGCCATAAGAGGCGGTAGTAATAATGTTGGTATGCCTCACGATCTTATCGATAAGGTAATTTGGAGGCCTGTCGCCTTTTCTCATCTCCTGCAGTATTGTTGATACATTTCCTCATAGCCGGGATCTCCGAAATAGGGAAGATAACAACCTAGATCGGTTTGCGCCCAGACTTTCATCTTATCCATGAGTGAGGACAGCTCGGAGGTTGTCATGGAAGATGTCTGGTAATCCACCATCTGTGTCTCTCCGGTGATCTTGTTCATGTCTTCTCTCATTCCTAGTAACGCTCTCTTGACATCCCGTTTGCAATCCTCCAAGGAGGTATAACCGGCATGATCTGCTATCACTTGTATCCATAAGTGGAAGAGAGCGTTTTGGTTCAAGGTTCTTTGCTTCCTTTTCATTGATACCTCGATGAATTCCCCCGATTTAATGATCTTATTGAAATAAGTTATCGCTCTCTCCCTGTCAAATGCGTTTCTCGTGTTGAACACCATACATCAAAAAGGTAAATCGTCTATGGGTTGAGCCATAGGCGGGAAATCAGATTGGGATGGAACGTCGTTGGCGGTCACTTGAGGTCTGGGACCGGCGCTGTCGCTCTTTCCGCATAACATGATATCGTATGCCAATATATCGGTAACATACCGTTTTATGCCGTCTTTCTCGTACTCCCTGTAATTGATCGTCCCTAGGATTGTCACCTTGTCTCCCTTGTGGATGTATTTCTCAGCTATATCGGCCAGTCCACGCCATGTCACGACGTTATGCCATTGCGTCTTCTCCGGCACATCCGTGCCGTCCTGCCTCTTGTAACCTCCGGTGGAGGTAGCCAAGGAGAATGTCGCCGCCTTGACCCCATTATCGAAAGTCCTTATTTCCGGGTCCTTACCTACGTTGCCTATCAATAGGCATTGGTTTATGCTCTTGCTCATGCTCTTTTATGATTTGTAGATTGGTAAATTATCGAATAGCCCCCTGAACTTGGACCATTGGACGAACTCCTTAAGCAATATACGATTGTCTTGCTCCATGGTGTTGTACCAATGACATCCGATAGCCGGGGCGTAAGGCTTAAGCTCCAGTCCACGGACATCATAACCATGTTTGTCCTTGTCGTATCCGACGAACTGGAACAAGTCGAAAAAGAAGTCTCCCACGCCGAATAGCTCCATATAGAATCTCCACTGGCAACTATCCGTGTAATCGGAGTCCTTTATAGGGGAGTATTTCGTCTTTATGTCCCTTATCTCAAGTCCGTTTATGATATCGGCACAACCCGTTATGACTATTTCCCCCATGTCCATGTATTCCCTTATTTCGTGGAAGGCATTGGGGAAGCGGTTCTTGTATTCCAGAGCTGTCTTGCATTGTTTCAAGTCCAGCTTCACGGGGTAGCCGTCTATATCGAACTCCGTCCCCGGGATCTCCGTCTCCGTCCCCGGGATCTTTTTGCATCCGAGGGTATCGCCTTCCACTATCTTATGGAAGGCCGTCCCCACTCTCGTATACTGGTTTCCCGTGAATTGCCCGGTGAGATTGTCTATGACCGATCGCTCGTCATCATATTCGGAATGTTCCGTTATGTAACGCCTGAACTTCTCCAGTTGGGTCACCCTAAGCAACCTTTTCATCCTTGACGAATTTACCCGTTTCCTTGTTAAATACGAATCCTTTCTCTCCTAGGACTTTTATCATCTTCTCCTTGAAAGGTCTCTCGAATACCTTGTTTAGAGATTGTTTTATCTCTATCATACGGTTCGCCTCTTCCTCCGTCTCCACGGCTTCCAGCGCTATATTCGCTCGATCCAACGCTTCCATGGCGATCCTTTGTTCCTCGGTCTTGCTTTGTATGGCCTTTTTAACCTTTGACACTATACCGGCCATGAAGGAGGGAAACTCCGTTGAGTTGCATTCAGGTATCACGGTTGGCGGTATTTGTGCCACGTTCTTCCCTACGGTGGTATCTGTAGGATCGAAACATATGGTTCTCTTTCCGTTTATCATGGTGATAAACCCCACTTGATCCGCTATACGGATCAACAGGTCCTTGGATTGTCCCGTGCAGTCCGGGGAATGCTTTATCAAGTCTCCCTCTTGGGTCTCCTTGTCATGGCATACGAAGATGATATCCGAGCAATCGGATCGTCTCCTGTTGACGAAGTTCTTGAACTCGTCCGCTATGTAACCGAACAATTTAAGCTTGTTCTTGCTCAGCTTGTAATCTTGCTTAACCCCGTATACGGCCAAGAAATCATCCAGCATTGATTTCGCCGTGTCCACTATAATGGTTTTATATCCTTTCATCGAGCCTTCCTCGGAGAGAATATCCTCCCATGTTTGCGCCGTAAGCGTGTCAACTTGATTCGCCGCCCGGTCAAATCCCCGGTCGCAATCGATCAATAATGGGTTCTCGCTCGTGTTGGAAAGAGATGTCTTTCCTGTTCCCGGCGTGCCGTAAATGACCATGATAATAGGTCTAAGCGGCCTAACGTCTGTTTTCTTTAAAATAGGCATAATATTTATTTTTAAAATGTTTCGTCAGCCTCCGGGAGTCGAACCCGGACTAAGACCATCGGCCGCCCTTTCCTCACTACCGTGTCCCTTTCCACCGGGCCAATGATATCGTCATGGCCTACCACTTGTCTAGGATATCGGTTGCCGGTCTGGGTCGGGGTTGCACCTCGTAAGGGCGGATGTTACCAATTATATGAATCACATAGGAACCTAAGCTCCTCCATGCTCTCCTCATATTCCTCGTTGTCCTCCTCCCCGTCGTACTCCGGTTCGCTGTCGGGGTCTTTGATGTAGATGTCTCTCATGCGATCCTCCGATAAGCAATGCCTTGGGGCTATTGTATTTCTTTAAATACCCCTCCATCTAATTTGTAATATGTATCCGCCTTTATCTTCTCCCCGTCAACAAATTCCGTTTTTACGCAAACGGGGATATATCTTTGCTTTTTATCAGAATAAGACCATTCGGATAATGTTATCCATGATCCTTTTGAGGCTTTTGCTACAGAGTTAATACCTGCGCACATGATGACACAGCCTTCGCCAGTGCTGTCAATCTGGGCATCGTAGCCGGACGAACCAATCTTGGCACCGTTGCCGGACGAACCAATCTTGGCACCGTTGCCGGACGAACCAATCTGGGCACCGTAGCCGGACGAACCAATCTGGGCATCGTTGCCAGACGAACCAATCTGGGCACCGTAGCCGGACGAACCAATCTTGGCACCGTAGCCGGACGAACCAATCTTGGCACCGTTGCCGGACGAACCAATCTGGGCACCGTAG